GGTTGTGAAATAACAGCAAAAAAGCAAAAGTACTCAAACACAGAAATATTAAATCAAATGGGTCTCATACATTCAAACAAGTATCTATACCCAGGGTTTAATAATAATGATATGAAGGAAAAAATAGATATAGAATGTCCAATACATGGGATATATCAACAACGATTGAGCAATCATATACATAAAGGGTATGGATGCCCAAAATGTGCATCCCATATATCCAAACAAGAGATTGAATTACAAGAGTGGTTATCCCAATATATTGATATAGAAACCAACATTAGAAGTATAATACCACCTCTTGAATTAGATATTATCATACCATCAAAAAAGATTGCCATAGAGTATAATGGTATTTATTGGCATGGAGAACAGTGGGGAAAAGATAAAAAATATCATTTAAACAAATACTTAAGATGCCGGGAGGTTGGATATAGACTCATTCAAATATGGGAAAATGAGTGGATACAAAAAAAAGATATAGTAAAATCAATAATTTTATCTGCTTTAGATATGTATGAAAAAAAAGAACATGGCAGAAAATGCAAGATAGTGGTTGTGGATACTAACATGGCAAAACAGTTTTATAATGATAACCACATACAAGGATATCAACAAGGGGTTCACCATGCATTATATTATCAAAATGAATTATTATCTATGATGACAGTAAAACATTTCGATAATATTCCGATGTTAGAGAGATTTGTAAATAAAAAAAATATAATGATTCATGGTGCATTTAGTAAACTATTAAAATCATTCAATAATATAGATGGTATGGAGACATTTTCAGATCCAAGATGGTTTTCTGGTAATGTGTATGAAAAAAATGGTTTCACCTTAGTTAACCACACCAAACCAAATTATTGGTATTTTAAGACTAATACCATAGATTTAATTCACAGACGTAGATTTCAACTAAAGATGATAGAAAAATCCGGACTATTATTTGATCCAGAAATGACAGAGTATCAAAATATGCTTGCAAATAAGTATGATAGGATATGGGACTGTGGCAACTTGAAGTATATTTATAAGGGGAATTAAAAAACCTTCTTACTCAATAAAGAATAAGAAGGTTTTTTAATTATTATCCGAAACCCTATTATGGGGTAGTAGAAGCTACGTTCATGTTATCAAAAACTACTCGAATATAGTAGTTATGAGCACCAAACATATGGTTATGTATCGCATATCTGCTCATCAACCCAACAGAAGGTTGGAAGGAGTCCTCGTAAGTTGCTTTACTAACCATCAATTGGATGTATGGAAGATAGATAATACCGGTATCATAACTCGATCCACCTTTATAACCGATGACAATATCATCAACAGTTGCGAAGGTATCTCTATAAACCATCAAACGGCCATCCAAGGAACCAACTTTCGCAACACCAATACTATTGGTGTTTACATCGGCATTTACAGGAGCGATGGTGAAAGAAGAACTCGATTCAAGAGCGGCACACATAACAGGAGAAGCGATAACGAAGTTACCAGCACCTCTACGAGTGTCGATAGCAATTTGGTTGGCCTTACGAATAATAAGGTTATAGATATTACGATATTTCTCAGCTTCCCAACGACCATCGAAATCGGTTTGGTAATCAACAGCAACAGACGATGTGTTTAGATTAGCGGATTCTTTGATCTTAGCGATAAGTTCACGGTCGATCTCGGCGGTAATCTCGTATGCAAGAATATCCATCATCTCTTCTTCGATGTTCAATCCGTGCATTGCTTTAAGATCTTGGGAGACCTCAACAGACCAACGAGACTTCAATTTACGGGTACCAGCTTCCACTTGCGCTTTCTCAAGTGTCATGCTGATCTCACGAATACCAGCACCGTTACCAATACCGAGACCACCATTGATTCCTGGGAACTCGTTAGGTGCAGTGCCTACGTTAGGAACGGTCTTAGAACCAAGTTCCTCACCTTTTGCTCTAGTAAATGCTGCAGAAGTCGCAGGATTTGCAGAGTAGAAAGGATCGATGGTATTATAACCAAGTTCGGTATTAACAGCACCAGCATAAGTCTGGTCTGCTCTGTAACGAAGGGCGAAAGCCAACCCTACAGGACCGGTAAGAGGTTGAACACCAACTACCTCATGAGCAAGAAGCTCAGGGAAGGTACGACGAACCATAGGGATAGCAATCTTATAAAAGTCTGCATCACCAGCAACTTGGTTGTGAGAAACAGCGTCACCTGACCAAGTGGTTCCTTCATCCATCTTGTTACCACGATGAAGATATGAAAGCTCATTCTCAAGAATGATTGCGGTGGTTTTCTCAATGTTAGAGGTTTTTATTTTGTTACCCTCTTTGAGAATATCACCCCATTTTTTAACTAATACATTTACGTTTTCCATTTTATAATTCTCCTTAATATAATACTGGATTATTCTTCAGAAGACCCTTTGATAGACTTAAGCCAAATACTCTTATAAGTCTCCCATGGGGATTTTCCTTCATTTAACGGCTTATTATCGGATTTGACATCAGCCTTGCTCTCTTTAATGGTTTCACCATTCTTCATGGTCGAACCACAATCGGGACAATCCATCTCATCCATTTTTTCTTTTACTGACACTGATTTACCACAATCCTCACACTTCATTTCAAAGAGTTTTGCATCAGTGTCATCAGTATCCTTATCATCACTTTCTTTGATAAGTCCCATGGTCTTAACAATGATATCAAACTTCTTATCAATATTCTCCTTAACAACCTCATCACCTAAAAGATTGGTGACATGTTTCTTTTGGGACTCAGTAAGGCCATCACACTTCTCACGAATATAGAGTTGTGCGGCCATTTCACTGGCATCTTTCTCAAGAGTAAGATTCTCACCTTTAGACTTGTCCAATTTATCTCTAAGGGCCTCAATCTCACCCTTGGCTTCTTTTAACATTGCACGAACTTCGGCAGAAATCATACCCTCATCGATAGCAAGACGAGTTTTGAATTGTTCGATAAGTTCGTGATATAGTTCACCCTGACGAGCAAGCTTGATGACGTTCTCAGGGATAATCATTTCTTCATCCAGAACGGAATCAACAAAATTTGAAAACTTTGAGGTAAGACTGTCTCTATACTCATCAAACTTAACCTCATACTCTTCCTTAAGCTTAGTTTTAGCATCACCAAGAAGAACCTGAACCTTTGACTCAGCAATTTCGGTAGCTTTAATGTCAATAACGGTCTTAAGGGTCTCCTTGAGCTCGACTTGCTTTGACTCATCAAGTCTTTCAATGCCAAGAATCTCAAAAATTTTATCCATTTTTATTCTCCTGTATATAGTCTTTTCAATGGTGACCATTAACCCTTTGTTTTATATATTATATTTATGTTTATTATATAATATATTAGATGCCTACAAAAAACTACCCAAATATAAATAAAAAATGTAGGTTATATTTTCTTAACACTATCCTCAATCAAAGATTTACAATAGTTCATGTATAAATCAGTGGCTTCTTTTACAGTAATGGGGGCCTTTGGGGCCTTATTAATTTCAAAAGTTTTTCCTTCAAGAATGCCATTCATGAACTTGCTTCCGGGATTGGATGCATCAGCGACTATATCCCAACAAAGGAGTGTAAAATCTTCATTTACATAACCACTCTCATTTACTGTTCCAAGTCCACGACTACTGATACCTATATTCCCTTCTCTAACCAAAGACTTTACTATCTCTCCCATAGGAGTTGATAGGATCTTAGCTTTACCTATGACATCATTACCACGCCATTCGAGAGACTCAACCATAATAGCAGCTCTGTCCAGGTTTATCTCACCACTCTCCGGATGAAGTAATTCACCCCAAGCTGTCTTGGTTTTAATCTTCTCATCAATAAATTTGTTTACCTCACGGTCGAGTATATCCTTACGATACTTTCTACCGTTGGCATTTTTAACTTCGGCAGAAGCAAACACACCAACTATATAAGGAGTTTTATTTTTACTCTCCCAAAGTTCAACCTCACATGAAGCCTCTGTAATTAAAAAAGCCATTGTTACTCCTCTGTATTTGTATTATCCGGCACAACCACTGTCTGGATTGGATCAGCAGTTAATTGAAGTTTACTTTTAAGGAAGTCATTCACAGCTTGTTTTAACTCAACTCTCAAAATCTCTTCACTATCAGCGTATCTTTCATCTACAAACGCATCAAATGCTCCTACAATTTTATCCTTGTCCATTTAACTTCTCCTTGTTTGGAATACTGTTGTATTCTAATATTTATATTTTTTATTACATTTTATGGAGATTATAACTCCGGTTGGGGGAACAACAACTTATCATCCTTTAATCCTTGGGCATTCTTTTGAATTTTCTCATCATCCCATTTCAAATATTCTTTCATAAGAAAAGATTTACTAAACTCCTCCATGTTAGATAATGCCGAATAGTTTGCTATCCTTGTATCCATCAACATTTGATGCATCTGAGCCTTATAGTCATTAGGAGGCGTCATAACGATATTTATTTTATTGATATCAACGTCATATTCGGCTTTTAAACCTTTAAAGTCGAGATGTAATAAAAATAAATCGGTGAATAACTGACAGGATCTAGCTTGGTGACGTTCAAGAAATTTAGCCCAGCGTATCTCATCTATAGTAATTTCGGATGAGTTACCACCCATGAATAGATTATCTCCGGGAGTTCGGTTTTCTTCGTTTATTACCCGAGATACCGGATACTTAAGTGCTATATAAAGTTTTCTAGCGAAGTAGTATATGTCATCCAAGTTAGCGAAACCGGAAGGATCTCCCCCGATAGACTCAACACTGGAACCACGACCGTCAGCAGACTGAGGAAGGAAATAATTATCCATCATACTCATAACGTCAGTCTGATTTCTCATAGTTCCAGACTTTGTGTCAAACTCAACCTTTTGGGTAAGACTTTTCTTTATCTTCTCCACAAACTTCATAGACTTATCTCTTGGCATAGAACCAGTATCAATCTTAAATACCAGTCTCTCAGGGGCTTTGACTATTCGGTAAATAACCACCGATGTTTCAAGAAGTTTTAGTTGATTAAATGGTTGTTTGGCTTTTTCAAGATATCCCTGAACCTGTCTCTTGGTTCCATTATAGATACCGTAGTCCAAATGTGCAATCTGCTCTGGGTAAAATACTATAATCTTATCATTTTTCTCAGCTTCGACCATAGATTGAGGAGGTTTAACATCGGTAGCAAGAAGTTGATAATACCATTCAATCCTGCCAGTGGTTGGGTTTACAAAAGAATCCATGGTCTCTGTTGGAAGTTTTTTAAGACCAATTATACCTCTATTAGACTTACCCTTCTGAATAATCTTTTCAAGGAATATCTCTGCATCGATAAAATATGTTCTAAAATAATCGATAATATGATTGTTTATTCTTATTTTGTTATGAAATAAATCATCAAATTCGAGTCTTAAATTATTAACAATATTTTCATTATCAGCTATAGATGGATCTATAATCTCAAGTTTGAGAATCTTTCCGTCAGCATCTTCTTGTGTCGATTCAACCGAAATATCCTCAATAATGGAAGATATTTCGGGCATTTCGGCCAT